GCCTTTACATCAGCTCTTCTAGCCGCTCTACGAATCTCCATCTGCGTCTTCGGAACCCGCACACGCTCTTCGACTCCCTTAGCCTCTCGCATTCTTCTAGCGTTGGCCTCTTTCAAATGCGTATGACACAGGATACTAGCGTTCGTATCCTTTGGATTCACGCGGTAGTTCACGCCTAGAACCAAGGCGACCCCGCACACTTTACAGTTTTTAGTGTGTCTCATGCCAGTTGTTACCAACCTTCCCGTCGCCATCGAGTGGCAACCTAATGTTAAAGTTTCGACCAGCTTGTCGCACGCACTCGACCCCAAGTTGGCGTACCTCATCTTCCATTCCTTCCTTCACAAGGTTCTGCCACTCATCGTGGACCCATGCAACCTGGCGCACGAGACCGGCCTGATACCAGCCCTTCTCTCGGATAGCCCGATTGAAAAGTATCAGCGCCTCCTTGAGCACGACTGCCTCTGCGCTTTGCAGCAAGCTGCACAACGCCGAGTGAGCGGAGCGTATGGTGAGCCGCCGCCCGTCCAGGGCATTCAGCGACCCCTTCATCTTCGCTGCTGCGCCGACTGCCATCTTCAGGCTGTTCAGCGCGGGGAACCGCTTCAGGAACTTGAGGCGTAGCGCCCGTCCCGCCGCTCTCCCCTTCTTGATGGTGAGCCCGATCTTCTCGTCACCGGCACCGAAGAGCCACGCGTAGATGAACGTCTTCGCAATGTCCTTCGTTTCCAGGTCTGCGATTTTCTGGTGGAACAAGTGTGGATCTCCCTCCACCACGATCTTGGCATACGCGCCAGCGTCGTAGGGAAGAGATAGTGGGCCATGAAGCGGAGCTGCACACCCTTGGCGTCGATGCCCACCAGCTTGTAGCCAGAGATCGTTGTGAACAGTTCACGCACGCGAGCCCCCAGCGCCGAGCGCCGAGGAACATTCCCTAGGTTCGGTTCGTAGTGGTTTCCCCGTCCAGTCACAGTCGTGCAGGTGCCAATGCGCCCGCGCAACCGACCGTCCGGTGAGACCAGCTTGAGGTACGCCGACTTCCCCTCTGCGATCATGCCGATGATCTTCTGGATTTCAGCATGACGCGCGAGAGGTTTGCACGCGGGTATCTTGTCCGCTAAGGCGTCGAGGATATCCGCATCGGTGCAGGCAGCACCCTTCTCGGTAAACTCTTCGGGTTGCCAGCCGTAGACCGCGATAAGACGGTCAGCAATATGTTTATGGCTGCGCGGATTAAAACTGACGAGCTTTGTTTTTTTGAACACCTGACCGGCCACGTACCCTTTAGTTTTGTTATCTCGCTTGGGCACGAAGTCGGTGCTGACCGTCCACGGTTCAAAGCGTGTGGCGATATCGGACTCAAGGTGTGCCCGTTCAGCCGCAAGTTCAGCGTATAGACTTTTGGTTTTCTCTTGGTCAAGTGGAAACCCCTCCCGTTCTTGGTCCAAGATGTACTCCTTGAGTTCCATCTCGGTGTCGTGGGCTCTCTGACAGAACCGCGCCGACTTAATAATCATGTTGTAGATGTATTCGTCAACCACCACGTCTCGCTCACAGTAGTCCTGCATCTCTTTGGACCACAGCGCCCAATCCGTAGTCTTGCCGAACGTCCCCTTCAGGTGTCCGAGCCGCACGCCCCACGCTTCGAGGCTGTGCTTGCCAATCAGCTCCGATGGGAAGTCGTGATTCTTCCGCTGAAGCTGGAAGTCAAGGTCTCGCATATCAGTGAACATCCACTGTACGTCAAGTAAGGTGTCGAACTTCTTGCCGCGTGGCTTGAAGTTGGGGTACACCTTTTTGAGCACCGGAAAGTCGAACTCGATGATGTTGTGCCCGATCACTTCATCTGCATCTTCCAGGTGACTCAGGAAATTCCTGATCCCCTCGTCGGTGTGGCCACCCACCGACTTGACAACATCTCCCCCTGGTTCCTTGTACGCGATGCAGTGCACCTTCGTGGCCTCCGCCAAGAAACCATTTGATTCGAGGTCGATGATTAGCTTGCCCATAGTTACCTCCAGTTTGCCCAAATGTAAACCGCTGCCACACTGACCACGGTGAAGAGCATGATCCCGAACGCGAGGAGCGACGGAGCCACGCACCACCACCACGATATGTCAATCATCTCTAGCGCCTTCAGTACAACCAACACTGCGGTGAGAATGTGAAGAATCATAGATCCTGCTTTCTGTGAAGTGTGAGAATGAGTTTGCTTTCGTCGAGTGCGGCGGCTTCGTTGTAGATCACCTTCACGCCATCGTACTCGTTCATGTATTCTGTCAGTTCACGTAACGTGAACGTCTGCTGTCCTGTGAGCTTGAACAACAGGCCGATCGCCACCATAGCAAGGAACTTCGGCTGGCCTTCCAAGCTAGTAGTCCGGTGTAGTACCTCCGACATTGGCTTCTCCTCCTGGCGGGAACAACCGTCCCGTCACTGGGTTGTAGATTAACTCGCCGGACTCTCCCGTGTCCCCGCTGAAGCGATTCTTCAACGTGCGGAGCAACGTGATGTTCCTGCGCTCTTCATCCTGCTGGTTGCGCTCTTGCCCGACCACGATGTCTGACAGTTGGCCGATGCTCGCGCTTCCTCGGAGAAGTCCAAGGTGCGTCTGCCCGCCCTCCTCAAGTGGCCGACCGTCTGGCCGCTTCAGGTGCGACACAAGGATCAAGCCGAATGGAAGCTGCTCCACAAGCGAGCGGAGCCGCGTCATAAGGTTGTCGATCTTGCGTCGTTCGTCACCCTCTTCGTCGCCGGAGACCATGATGGACAAGTGGTCCAGCACAATCCACTGGCACCCGCACGCATGCACGAGGTACCGGATTCGCTGGAAGAGGTTCTCGCCATCGAGACTCCCCCAGTGGTCGTAGAAGAACGCCTTCTCTGAGATCGTTTTCCACGCCGCGTGTATCTGCTCCATCTTCTCAATGTTGTGCTTCGATGTGAACTCGTGCCGTGCTCTTGGTAGATGCAACGGCGCGTTGACTAGGATGCTGGTGAGTCCTCGGATGGAACGCTGAACGGATTCTTCGAGGGCAATATATCCAACGGTCTGTCCGTTGAGGATAGCGTGAACGGCAAGCTCTCTGCAAACCTGACTCTTCCCGATTCCACTACCGGCACAGAAGGTGACGATTTCGTGTTGTCGGAGTCCGAGTAGCTTAGCTTGTAGAGCTGGCCAGGGATAGTCGAGGGTGGAACCGGAATCATCTCTGACGAGGAGATCCCACGTATCGGTACCAGCGACGATCCCATCGGGGCGATACACTTTTGCTCCCCATACAGCATCGAGAATTTCTTTCTCACGGCCAGCGACGAGAAGTTCATTTGCGTCTTTGAGATCGATATGCCAGACCTTGCACTTCCCTGGTGTGAGGAGAGGAGCGCATTCAGCAATAGCTTTTGTTCCGGCTTCGTCCATATCGAACGCCAGAACAACACTCTCGAAACCTTCGAGCCACTCAATAGAACGCGCGATATCCTTCTTAGCCCCACTTGCGCCGTTTCGTAGCGAGACCACAGGCCAACGATTGTCCTGAAGCTGTGAAATGGACATAGCGTCAATTTCGCCCTCAGTAACAATGACCATCTTTCCTTTGTCACGCCAGAGTTGTTGCCCCCATAGCACAGCCTGCTTAGGTTCACCAGTCCAGGTGAAATCCTTGTCCGGCGTCCTGAGCTTCTGACCGCAAAGGGCTCCACCCGCGTCATAATACGGGGCGATTTGGATAGGTCTGCCGAATTGAGATCCCACCATGTAACCAAATTTTCGACAAGTCTTCTCATTGATCCCTCTCTTCTTGAGTTCCTGAAACGTCCCGATCACAAAGTCCTTCGGGATCTGCTTCGGCTTCTCCTCCACTGCGCCGGTCGCTGACGTGTGGGCCTGACAGACAAAGCAGTGGGTATGCCCATCAGTGTAGTGAGCGAGCCCGTCAGAAGACCCGCACGCTTCGCACGGGCCATGTTCAACGAACTCGCTCTCTGTGATTTCCATTACCTGACCTCCTTAAACTCCCATTCATTGTGAGACCGCCTAC